GCTGTCGAGCAACAGATGGGCAAAGGACTCCCAGGTATGTCCTGGCGGTTTGGTGATGCGGCGATGGCCCATAATATTGCCGGACTCCCGTCCATACCGCGCGCCTCCGTTCGCCCCCTGCACGCGTGCCACGATTTTCGCCCAGGTGTCCGGTTCAATCGCGTGGAAGAGCCAGAGGCCGCGGCGTTGGTCATCGCCATAGGGCTGACAGATGCGCATATGGCGCAGGGGGACGCCGGCCTGATACATCCGATCATAGAGGGGATTGTACGGCAATCCCGTGCGGGCGTGAAAGGTCCAAATATCCTCGGTTTTCCAATCATAGAGCGGATAGACGTTGTAGACCTCGTCCGTGATCCAGGTGGTGTACGGCACGTGGTCATAGCACACTTTGTTCCGGCGGGCGACGGCGCGGTAGCGATTCAGCGATTCATCCGCGCGGATGCCCACAAAGCAGCCGGTCACCTGCCGCTGCCCATACCACTGTCCGAATTGCGGCACAAACTCTTCAAATTCCATGCCGGAGCGAAAAAATGGGAAGAAGGCCGGATCGGTGATGGCGCGTTCTGGCGGCTGGCGCACCCAAGCGTTCCGCTCGTCCGGATCCCAACAGCGCCAATGCGGTGCAAATACCGACACCGCGTTCCTGAGCTGAATCGGCAGGCAGACCCAATAGCGCTCGATCTGCTCGCGGTAGCGCGCGTACATCGCACTGACATGGTCGATCGTCAGGGCATATTGGCCTTCGAGGTCGAGGAACAGCACGCCGACCGTGCGCCCGCGTTTGGCCGCTTCCGTCATCACCATGTGCAGCATGACGGTCGAGTCCTTCCCACCGGAGAACGAGACGTAGAGCCGGGCACAGTGGTCAAAGGCCCACGCGATGCGCTGTGTCGCGGCGGTATAGACATCGATCCCCAGCGGTCGTTTCATCATGGCGCAACCTCAGAAACTGTCCGAGCAGTCTCGGCGCGTGCCTGCTGGTGGCTTCCGGCCTGGCTCGGCGTTGGCCGTCCTCACCCTATCTCTCTCGATCGCGCCTCGGACGTCCGCCGTGATCCAAGCCGGCACCCCCTCAGCAGCCCTACACCGAGACTGTTCGGACAGTTTCTCAGTGTAGCGATCCGGCGGCGCCCGCCCGTGTTGGGCACGCAGCCATACCTCGCAGCCTACTGCCGTGCGAAAGGAGGAGTGCCGGTCGCGGAGCCGCTGGCTTTGCGACATAGGGGGGAGTCTCTGTACGGACAACTCTGGTACACAGACAGGGCGTATATTTCGCGGTCCTGCGGAGCGAGCTGCAATCCGCAGGGGCCCCACACTGGCCCAGCCAGGAGGTGGAGTCGTGAGATTGCGCAAGGTGGTTCGCTCATCTCGGACAGTCTCTTGCCGCTCATGGCCAGCCTGCTAACGAGGCACTCCATTCCTTAACTATATCTAAGTATAACATGGCAGCGGTATGTTGCAAAGGGGCCTTTGCATCGTGTCGCTATCCATCGGCTTGGTAAGTACCACAGCGTGTGTTCACGCGATGGGGCATGAGAACCGCTTTGTCAACAGAGCTACGAGCCAAGTGTTACCGCAAACTGCCCAATGTATTCCGGGAGGCTCTCCTGGCGAAGCGTTGAATTTTGGGTAACGCAGCATGAGCATGCCACATGGTCATGCCGATAACAGCGTGTCTTACTGCAGCCATTTGAACAGCTGAGAAATTGCCCAGTCCGCACTCACCGCTGTCCGTCATCATGGCGGCACCATCCGGTTTCTGCAGCGCACGCCGTTCCTCCCTTGGGCGACGCCGTACGTTCCGCTCCCTACTGCGGTCACACGCTGAGCATGCTTCACGCTTGGCAGGCTCACAGGTCTGCGCCATGGTCTCGCGGGCCTGAAGGCTGCCTGGGCTCAAGTTCTCCCGACCACGGCATTCGGAGAAAAAGTGCCGCCTGAGAGAAGAGTTGCGCGGGAAATGGGGGAAGCGAGGTCCACGGATGCACAGCCTCCCCGGCGATTTCACGCGTGAAAAAGCGGGAAATCCCACCGGGGAGAGACTGTTCATTTTGGAAATGGCTGCCGGACTAGGATTCGAAAACTGAGGAAATGCCGAAAACACCCGATAAATAGCACTATAACGTTCGCTAGTTGAACTTACCAAAAGAACGGCTGTTGCCGCGTGCTGCCAGACATCTACAAGCGCTGTTACCTAAACCGTTATCTGTTTTCCCATCCAGCTCATCTCCACGGATACCGTCACAGCCCCATACCGTTACTTTCGCCTCGCGTATTCGTTGAAAATAATTATACGATATAGCATAAATAATGCTCAAGTTGCCCCATTAGCCCTTGCATTATATTATACGATATAGTATAATATTGCTGTCAACGGGGGACAACAAACCCCCTAAACGGAAAGGGCAGACAATGCGAACTCTCTCTCACCTCTACAGCCTGGAACACTGTATCCGGCTGTACGTACCCGGCACGGTGAACGTCAATGAAGACGCCGCCGCGCTGCAGGAGGCGACTGTCCTCCGGGTACTCGACAGTTTCTCCACCTGGTTCGGCGGCGCCACCGCCTACAATGCGAAAGGCGCCTACAAAAGCGCAGTTGCCGGCCTCGTGATGGAGCCGATCGTGATCGTAGAAAGCTACGCGACCAGCGCAGCGGTCAATGTGAACATGGAGCATGTGATCGCGCTCTGCGAATCCATCAAGGACGAAATGAGCCAGGAGGCGGTTGCCCTGGAATATGACAACCGCCTCTACTTCGTGTAGCGGGCACCTGCCCTCCCCCGGTGACGCGGGGGAGGGCACCCACCGCGTAAGTATAGCATATCGCGAGAGAGAGCGCGCAACATATCTGATAAACGAGAGGAGAGGATAATGCAGAAAGGCAGCGAGTTGATCGGGGTGTTCCCCATAGATCACAACATCCGCGTGCTGTTGCCGAACGGCGCGGAGGACACGGACGCCGGCGCCCTGGTGAAGGCGCGGCTGCAGGAGTGGTTTCGCGGCGTGGTGACCTACCACGCGACGGCCACCTGGCAGGAGGACGGGCAGGAGAGCGAGGAAACGCTTACCGTTATGGAGACGCACGCCACCGACGCGCAGCTCACGGAACACCGTGAGGATATGCAAACGTTGGTGGCCACCACGGAGGAGCAGCTAGGGTTCGCGCTGCTGGACGTGAACAACCGTCTCTATGGCGCCCCCTCCAGCCGGCCGCTGACGACGGAGGAAGCTGCGGCATACCTGGGCGTCACCGTGGCGACGGTTAAGTACCACGTTTACAGCAGCGGAAAGCTGCGGCCGGTGAAGGCAGGGCATGATCTCGCCTTCACCCACGAGGAACTAGATCGCTACAAAGCCAGTCGTCGTGCACGAGGAGGGCGCAAATAATAGCGACCAAACGCATTCAGCCCCCGGCGCATCACCGGGGGCTGAATCGCGATATTTTACAATTCTGAAATTGTGCTATTTCGCCAGCACCTCCGGCAGCCGCTCCTGGAACCACATCAGCCCGAACGCCCCCCAGGCAATCGCCGCCAGGTCGTCATCCTCCTGCGACCAGTCTACCGCCTCTCCACGCTGCAGCTTCTCCAACAGGTCGCGGAAATGGTCCACGTGCGCCAGCAGGTGATTGACCATCGCTGACGCCGGAATGCCGTTTTTCCAGTTGTGATCGCCATGGATATCTGCGCCCACCGCGTACCGCCGCGCCAGGCGCCGCAGCGCCGCGGACGGAATCAGATCATAGCGCACGTCCATCTTCGAGCGCGTCGCTCCGCTCTCGAACCGCTGCTGCTCTTCGCCGGCATTCGTCTGCATGCCAACGTTCATCACTCAACCCCGCTCACCCGTCCACCCGCTCCGTCACCGCGTCAACAGTACCAGCACCGCCTCGAGATCCCGAGCGCGCTATCCCTGCTCATCACTGTCACGATCGCCCAGATCAACAGTGCCACGCACAGCGTCGTTATCGTGGCCTAACCTCTCCAGCAGTGCCCGGCGCAGCGCCTCAGCTCGCTCTGCCTCCGGCAAAATACTCGGCCCGCCCGTCCAATGCACTTCGTCTGGCACTGCCGGCGCCGTCACCTGCCCGGGCGGGAGATAGAACGTCTCCACCCGGGCGGCATCCGGCTGCGGCAGCGCCCGCATTACTTTCCCCACCAACCCTCGATCCTCTTCACCTCCCACACCTTCGCCTCGATCAGGCAGCGCAAGCTATCCGGCACGCGAATGCCGCGTGCCTGCACGAAGTCGAATGCCTTGCCGAGTATCTGCTGATTGGTCGGCTTTTTCCCGTTCTTCTCCTGCACCATCGCCCATTGCTGTGCGAACATCACCGCCTGCTTTGCCAGCCAGGCCAGATACACGTTCTGCAGCGGCAGCTTCGCCACCAGGAAAACCAGGATGCCGACCGCAGCCTCCGGATGCGCCTGCGCCCATAGCCATAGTAGCCCCAATACGCCCCATACCCACTGCCAGAATTCCATCACTCACCCCTTCCTCGCGCCATTTCGCGCGAAATAAAAGCAGGCCGCCAGGCCTGCCAGTAACTCTGTGCCAATCTGCGGTTCCTACAGCTTCGCCTCATCCAGCTCGAAATGCATCGGATCGGGCCGGCTCCAGCTCCCACCCCACCGGAATCCGTGTGCCTCCCAGCATGCCACGTACCACAACGGCAGCTTGTTGCGCAGCGGTCGCCCCATCGGGTTATTGGACGGGTCAACATCTACTGCCGCTCCCCACGCGTGCGCGGACAGTTCGCTGCCGCCGCGCACCGCACGGTGCACATAGCTGCCGCCCCACACGCGGCCGCCCACCTGGTCGAGCATCGCCAGCGTCTCCGCGCGCGTGTAATCCGTCATCAGCCCGTCGTAGTAGCTGCTCGGAAAATTGAAGCCGTGCTGCTGCTTCAGCCGCAGTCGCTCCGCCTGCCAGCGTCGGCCGGCTCGCACCTGCGCTTCCGCCTTCGCCCACACCGCTTTCAGCGCCGCCACCAGTGCCGCCGCGCCCTTCCGGTGGAACGCCACCTTCGTCACCAGCTTGCCCGTATAGGCGTTCAGCATCGGCCAGGGCAGCTCTACGCTCACCAGATTTGCCGCCGCCCACGCTTTGTCCGGATAGCCGGCCGGCCCTGGATACCCCAATTTCGGGGTGTATCGCTCCATGTAACTCACGATTTCACCTCCATCTGCGCAATCTGCTCGGCCGCGGCTCCTCCGGTAACGGCTCCGTGTAATGCAGCCGGCACCGGATATTACAACAGTCGAATCCCAGCCGCCCCGTCCGCGCTTGCCGCGTCCAGCGCAGCTCACCGCCGCACTGCGGGCACGCCACCGTGCCCTTCTCCCCCAGCGGGCCGGTCGCCGGCGCCGCGCCATGCAGCGCCTCCACGTGCGCCCGCACCGCCGCGATCTGTGCCTCCGTCGCCCGCTGTACCTGTATACCAACGAGTCCGCGCTGCATGACTATTTACCTCCACGCGTCGCAAGCACGACAATGATCGTGATGATCGTGCCGACCAGCGACAGAATCGCCGTCGCCAGCATCCCGATCAGCCACATCTGAAAACTGTCAATGCGCCGGCGGATGCCGTCAATCGCCTCCCAGAGTTCCGGCCCTTCGCGGTCACCGGCCTTCACGTGATCGTCGAAGGCCTGCCGCAGCCTAACCACGACCTCCTTGAGCGCGGCTAACCACCGGCACCCGGCCCACGGCACGCACCAGTCCTGCCCCGGCTGTCCCTGTGTCATTTCATCCATCCGCGCCTCCTCACCAAATACAAAGGCGGCCGTCAGGCCGCCCATAATCTTGCACACCCCTCTCCTGCCAGAAGAGAGGGGTCATGCCGTCCGCATGATCCACGCCAGCGCGTAGTACGGCGGCCGGTTTTCGTGTGCCTCACCGCCGCCGGTTGACGACGTGGCGTAGGTGCTGGCCGTCCGGTTGCTGATGTTTTCAACGGTCGTTTCTACCAACACGCCAATGGCTCCGGATTGCTGCGGCATGGTGTGCGTATGCGCGGGCATTTCAGCGACGGAGAGCGTATGCGTCGCCGCGCCGCCCGTGGCCCCCACCGCGTACCCGTTGCCAGCACCTACGACAAAGCGGTCGCGCAGGTCGGGGGTGCCGCCCGTGCCGTCGCACAGCGCCCAGTTTTCCGGGATGCTGGCGATGGATCCACTCCAGGCGATGATGCCGCCCACCGGCACGTTCCCGGCGGCGCTCGCGGTGCCGTCTATATAGCCCTTCAGCGCCGAGAGGAGCGCCTGTACCGTATTGCCGGTCAACCCGGCAATGGATGTCGCTCCCACCAGATCGGCGCCGCTGCTTCCGTCCGCGGTATCGGCCAGATGCTCCTCGAGTTGCGCCAGATCGCCGGTGACCGTATCCACGTCGCCCTCGATGGCGTCCAGCCGGTTCTCCAGGCTCGCATGGCCGTCACGCGCCGCTTCGACCTCCAACTCGACGCCGCCATGTGCCGCCTCATCCTGGTCGTGATCCTCCACGGCGTCGTCAATCGCTGCCTCCACGGCGCCGATCCGCGCCGCGAGATTCACCTCAACGCCCCGCGCCACCGCCACCTCGGTTTCCACACCACCGTGCGCCGTCACATCGTCGTCGTGCGCACGAATAGCGTCGTTGGCAACCTCCTCCGGGTCTACCACCCCCGGCGCCGGCTGCACCGGCGTGGTACCCCCCACCGCATACGTCGTCGGCTGCGCCGCCGCCGCCGCACCCTTCCCTCGCGCCACCTCCGCCCGCACAATCTCCGGCAGCGTGGCTCTCTTGGGTATCCGCATGCCTCACCTCAAATCGTCATCGTAATCGAGCTTTCCCCCTCTCCTGTCAGCGGAGGGGGCCAGGGGGAGGGGTGAATTACTCGCCCTCAAAATACGGCGCCCCGTAATTCACGCAACTGATCGAGCACTCCGGTGCCGGCGAATGCGTCACGCTCGTCACCAGGTAACTCGCCGCGTCGCCTCGAGGAGTGCTGAAGCTCACCGTGTCCCATACCCGAACATCCGGACGCACCGCCCCCAGCCGCCGCGGCGCCAGGTCGCGGGTGCAATCCTTTAACCAGGCCAGCGCCAACCAATCCACGTCGTTCTGCGAACTCGCCCACGGCGCCGCTTCCGCCAACTCCTCCGTCCTGCTGCGCATGCGCGTATAGATTGCCTGCCAGTCGGCGCCGCTCAACTCGCCGCCGTAGTTATCCGCGCTCCCCAGTTGCGCCACCCCGATCAACTCCGCGCTGGTCCACAGCATCAACCGGTTCAGGTAAATGCCGGCAAGCGCGTGATAGTAATCCTCGCTATGCGTGCCGCATTCGGCAAAAAACGGCTCCAGGCAGCGCACGCGCAGACGGCTCGTACTCACCGCCGTGCGCGTGGCGAACTCGTTCTCCGTCGCGCGTAGCGATGCCGGTACCCCCACCGGCGTCCGGATCGGTGTCCACAACGGCAACCAGGTCGCCTGATCGCTATCGTAGTACTCGATCTCGATGGTCTGCTCCGTCGCGGTAGCCGGGCGGAACTGCCAGATATTCACGCCCTGAATCGTATATTTGATCGCCGACGCATGACGGTTGCCGCCGTAGTCGCTCATGTCTGTCCACCAGGGGTTGCTCGCGTCCAGCTCAACCGCTGTCAGTTCGTAAGCCGTCTCCGAGCCGGCGGCGTTGTTGAGCACAATCTCGCACAACAACGTCCCGCGCCATTGGTCCACCAGCGCTGCGGAGTATTGCCGCCACGGCTCATAATTTGGGTAGCGACTCTGCGGCCGCCAGTACCACGCCCATGGCCGCAGGCTCTGCCCGGCGAGCCCGGCCGCGATATCTCGACTGAACAGTCGCGGCAAGTCGAATTCATACCCCGTGCCGCCGCCGCCCGGCCGCACATGCGTCTCCACCACGCTGTATGCCGGCGCCGGCAGGCCGCCGTCAACTGACGCCACGTCGCTGATGGTGGTCACCAGGTCGCCATCGCCGTCGCGCACTTGCGTTGCGTCCAGCACCTGCCGCCGCAGGCCGCGCGCGACCACCCGCGTCACCACCCCCAGATCGCTGCGGTCGTACTGCAGGCCGGGGTTCAGCGTGACGGCCGCCAGCGGGATCGTACTGGCGTGCCCCAGTGGGGCCTGCTCCACGCTGCGAATGCGTACCTGCCCGGCGTTGTCGTCCAGCACCAGGTAATTCGGCGGCAGGTATCCCTCCGTACGCAGCCGCGTGATCGCCTCCAGCGCCGTGATGCTCTCCCCGCGCTGGTACACCAGCGGGGGCAGCACGATATCCTGCGTGACGCCCGCCACTTCCGGCGTCTCCGGAGCGTGCAGGTAGAAGGGTGCGCTATCGTCGAGCTGCTGGAAACCGCAGTCTAGCAACATCCGCTGCAGCACGTCCGCCGCCCGGTTGGCGTCGCCGTAGCTGACCGCGGTATCCACCGGCGCTGTGATGCTGCTATTGGTCAGCGTCAACGCGTCGGTCGTCGTATCGGTGGCCATCGTCGCGTACCGCCGTCCCGTGCCGTCGCGCAGCACCAGCGTCAGTCCGGTGGACCGCACCGCCGCTGAGAGTTGCACGCTCCCCGCGCTGCTGGCAATCACCGTCAAACCGTCTGCCACGTCGGAAGCCACCGGGGTGTCGTCACGGTCATCCATCGCCGGATGCGCGAAGCGCCACAGCAGCCCGACGATCACCGGATCGGTCCCCTCTGAGATCCCCAGCCCTTGGCCGTAATCCGTCGCGCCGTTCTTCGCGCTGCTGGTATGCGCCCACGTGGTGCCCACGCGCACCACGCCCTCTCCGAAGACCGCTTGCACCGCCTCGCCGCCCGTCGCCAGCGGCACCGGCTCCGTCTCCAGCGTGCCGTCCGCCCGGCGGGCATTCGTGCACCAGAACTGCGGCGCCGGCCGGTCGCTCCAGTTCGGGTGAACGGCGCCGTTGGCGTCTACCACGCCGTATTCATACGCGTCCGCCGCCGTCGCCACCAGCGTCATCGTTGCCCGGTTAGTGAACGCGCCCACCTGCACCAGATCCGCCTGGTAGACCGCGCGCCCGCTACGCGCGCCCAATATCTCCAAATTCGCCAGCTTCAGCACGCTCTTCGCGTTGACCACGTAGTGGTGTGCGTTCCCGTCCCAGCTCTCCTGGTAGCCATCGCTCAGGCACCAGCACAGGTTCGTCCAGCCCGTATCCAGCTCGCTGCCGCGATGTCGCGTCTGCACCACCACCACCCGCATCTCCGCAAATGCCGGCGCCAGCGCCGCGCCCCACGCCGCCGGCACCGCCAGCGACAGTTGGTCGCACGGCATATTGCCCTCCTGGTTGAAACGAAAATCCTGCACCAGCCGCGTGCAGTCCGTCCAGATATCCGCGTCGAAGGTCGCCGCGTCATACGCCGGCGGCGTCGCCGGAATCGCCGGCACGCTCACCCTCTCCCCCTCCACGAAGGGCGGTTCACCAGCGGGCCACGCGAGCGAGCACGTCAGCACCCGCCACGCGCGTCCCTCCACCCCAGACGCGATGATATCCTCAACCGTCAAATTCCTCGGCATGCCATCCCCTCAATCTGCGTTCATCGGCGAAATCTGCGGTTTCCCTATACCCCCACCCCCCGCAGCTTCAGGGTCAACCGCGTGCACTGCGCTGGCGCCGGTTCCTCGCTCCACCCGTCCGGCAGGAAGCGCCCCGTGAACGTCAAGAAACTTCCCCGCCACGGATACGCCACCATCACTGCCCGGTTCGCCCGGAACGCCGCTTCTGCCAGCGGCAGAAACGCGGCATCCGCCATCTCCCAGGTGAGGATCAGCGTCTCGTCAATCACCGGGTTGCCGTCGTCATCCGTCTGCACGCACTGCATCACCCCGCCATTCAGCAGCGGCACCATCTGCCCCCGCATCTGCCCCGGCCGCTGTACCAACGGCGTGTTGTCGCTCGCGTATTGATGCTCGCCATCATCAAAGGTGAACATGCTCAATCCCTATGGATGCGGCGATGGCCGCTGCGTCTCGTCTCGAAGGGGCCCGGGAGGGCTGGCGCCAGAATGGCGCCTACCCCCCGCGAGCCGAAATTACCGCGTAGCTCGTCTCCAACCCCACCCCGAATGTCTGATTCGACGGCAGCAGGTTCAGGGTCAACGATCGGAAGTAATCCGTCACCGCCGCCAGCGCGTTGCGCATCTTCCGCAGCTCCGCCAGTTGCTCTTCGCGCAGTCGTTGCGCCCGCTCTTCCGCGCGCTTCCGCTCCGCGTTGCCGCCCAGCATCGCGCCGATCAGCGCGCCGGCGGCCATCCCGGCCGGCCCCAGCGTCGTCCCCAGCACCTTCTCCAGCGCCAGCGCCGCCGTCCCGCCCGCGATAGCGCCGCCCAGCACGCCGCCTTCGCCTTCCTGGATCGCCTGCGCGCTGCCGATCAGCGGCAGCAGCCCCTCGCGCACGCCGTTCGCGGAAATCATCCCGAAGATTGTCCCCGTCTGGTCCACGATGCCGGCCTTCCGCATCCAGTCCTCCAGCGGGCTCTCCGCGCCGCCCTCGCCGGGCTTCGTCATCGTCTCCCACCACTGCACCAGCAGCGCTTTGCTCGCGATCCGCGCCGCCTCCCGGAAGTAGCTGGTGATGGCGCCTTTGTCGCGAGTGGCGTCCCAGAGCACATCGGCCAGCCGGTCGGCAAAGCCAGCCCATACGTCTGGGGCCGCGCCGTCCTTCTTCCCCAGGTCGGCGATCTTCCGGTCGAGTGCATCCACCTGCGCTTCCAGTTTCTGCAGCTCAATTTTCTTCCGCGCGATGGTTGCCTCATCCGCGCCCGGCAGCCGCCCCATCTCACCCAGGCGGATATACGTGCGCAGATCATCCATCCGATTCTGCAACGCCGCGCGCTGGTCACCCAGCACCCGCGCCGAAAGTTCCGGCGGCAGCGTCTCGATGGCCGCCCCCAGCCGCGCCTCCTCACCCTCGCGCAGCGTCGCCGCCAACTCCTCCAGCGTCCGCATCCGCGCCGCCACCTGCCGCTGCTCAAGCTCGAAAGTCGCCATCCTCGCGTCGCGGATACGCTCCTCCTGCCTGACAATCGCCTCCGCGAATTCCTCGCGCCAGCGGGCTTCCGCCGCGATCTCATCCAGCAGCAGCTTCCGCCGCTCCGCCCACGACGCCTGGTCGGCCTCGCGCTCGCTCACCGTGTGCAACGTGCCGGCCACTTGCGTCCAGGCCGCATTCAGATCGAAGAGCTGCTGTATCTCCTCTGCCGTGGGGTTCTGCAATGCCCGCATCACCGCGAGCTGCGCGCTGAGCCGGTCCAGCATCGCCAGCAGGCTCTCCGCGCTCGCGTCCGTACCGCGCCGCAGCATCCCCTGCGCGTCCGCCAGCGCGCTCCCCGCCTCCGCGTTTGCCCGCAATCGCTGCTCCATCTCGGCGAGGGTCTGCACCGCCCGGAGCCGCTCCTCATCCAGCGCTCGCACCTGCGCGTGCTCGGCGCCCAGTATCGGCAAATAGCTGCGCAGAATCGCTGTCAAACCCTCCACCCGGCTGCGCTGTCGCTCGATCGGCAGCCCGAGCCCCAGCGCCTCCTCCTCGAGGAGCATCCGCCGTGTCTTCCGCTCCTCCTCCGCCAGTTCGCGCAGTTTCGTCGCCCGTTCCTCGAGCAGGAGTTCCGGTTGCAGCGCCCGCAACTCCTTCACCACCGCCGTCACCCGCGCATCGTTCACGCTCAGCGGGCCGCGGTCGCTGTCCGGCGTCAGGTAGGCGTCCAGCGCCTTCTGGTACGCACCGTATTTGGCTTTCAGCCGATCAAACGCCTGGCCGGCGCGTTCCGCCGCCTTCGCCTGCTCCTCGACCGCCAACAGGTCCAACTTCAACTGCTCCGCGATGCTCCGCTTCCGCTTGGCTCCCTCTACCCCTGGGAGAGGGGGCTCGGGGGTGGGGGACGTGCCCTCTGCCGGCTTCCATGTCCCCTTAGCGATAGCGTCCTTCACCGTCCGCTGGCGCTCCCGCGCCGCTTCCTGGAGCGCCAGCGCGTAGGACTCTTCGATTTTCGCGATTGTTAACTGGTCTTCAGCCGCTGTGATTGCGTCCTTATACGTCTTCCTGGCCTGCGCACCATTCGGCGTAGCGGTATCAACGCCTGATTGCAGATACAGGTCGTACTGGTTGCGCACCGCATCCAATGCCGCCTGCGCCTTCTCTCGCTCCGCGCGCGCCTTCAGCGTATCCGTGCGCGTGGTCTTCGCATCCAGCTCGGCCTTCAACGTCGCGATCTTGCGCTCGGTATCGGTGAAGTCCTGCAGCGCGGCGATTGCCGCGCGAATAGATGTTGCTGTTCCGTCCCAACTCCTGATCTGCAGCCCCAACTCCTCACGGATGCCCCGCATCCGCTCTGCCAGATCCTTCTTCACCGCCGCCAGCTTCGTTTGCTCGCTTTGCGTCCGGTTGCTCTTGTTGGAGAGCCGTTCGTATTCGTCGCCCAGCCGTTTCAGTTCCGCAGCCGCCGTCTGCCGCTTCAGTTTCTCCGTGTCGAGTTGCTTCAGCTCCGCTTCCTTGGCCGTGCGCGCCCGCTCCGCCTGGTCCAGCAGCGCCTCTGTCTGGCGCGTTGCCGCGCCCTGCGCGTATTCGTATGCCTTATACGCCAGCACCACCGCGCCGATCGCCGCCACCACGCCCCACGCCGCCGGCGACAACCCCAGGAAGGCCGCGCGGCCGGCCGCCCCAGCCTTGGCCAGCGCCGCCCCTTCCGCCTGCATCGCCTTCGCCGCGTCCAGCGCCGCCGTCGCTTTCGCGCGCTCAGCCGCTACATACTCCATCGCCGCCGTATTCGCGCCGCCCGTGGCGACAGCTTCCGCTTCCAGCGCGGCTGCCGCGGCCAGCGCCGCCTCTGCCGCGAGGATCTCCGCTGCCGCGACCGCCTGCAGCTCGACGCCATACGCCGCCACCGCCGCGCGGTTCTGCGCCACAGTCGCCGTATGCGCCGCCTGCAGTGCAATCAGCCCTTTGATGCCCGCCCACAGGCTCTGAATCCCCAGCGTCGCTTTTGCGATCACGCCGATCCCCAGCGTAATGCCGGCAACCCACAGCGCCGTCGTCCCCAGCGCCGCTTTCTGCCCATCGCTCATCTGGCCGAGCACGTCGGCGAATTTCTGCCCCACCGCGATGAACTGGTTCGCCGCCGGAATGAGCGCCGTGCCCATCGTCGTCCCGACCCGCTCCAATTGATCCTGCAGGTTGGAGAGTTGACCAGCCGCCGTCTGCGCCTGCTCCGCCATCAGGCCGCCGAAATCCTGCCGCATCCCGGCGCGTATCGCCTCGATGGCCTTGCTGGCCGGGATCAACCCCTTCTCCGAGAGCTTCATCACCTCGGACGTGCTCGTCCCCATCGCCTCCGCGAGATAGCGCCACGCCGGAATGCCCGCCTCGGTGAGCTGCAGCATCTCCTGGGCCATCACCCGGCCCTTCACCTGGACCTGCCCCAGCGCCCGCACTACGCGATTCAGCCCTTCTTCGCCGCCGCCTACGCCGCTCACCGCGTCGCCGATATCCGTCAGCAGCGGGACGATCTCCGACAGCTCGAACCGATACGCCTGCAATTGTCTCGCCTGGTCCGTCACCTGCGAGATCTTAAACGGCGTGTTCTCCGCGAAGGTATACAATTCATCCAGCGTTGCCTTCGCCGCTTCCGCGCTGCCGGTGAAGTGCTTGAAGGCGTTGAACGTCTGCTCGAATTGCATCCCCAGCTTCGCCAGCCCCGCGACCCCCACGCTGGCCGCCGCCCCGAACGCCAGCATGCCGTTCGCTGCCGTGTTGATGCTGTCGCGGATCGCCCCGAACCGCCGGGTCATCTCCCGGCGCGACGCCTCCAGCGCGGTATTCGCCCCCGACAATTTTTGCATGAACAGGGTATCATTCAACGTCAACGTGGCGACCACCGCCCCCGCGTTAAACGTCGTGCCCCCACCCACTCGCACCCGTCGCACCATCACATCACCCCGACGCAGCCCCATCCTATGAATTAGCCCACGAACGACACATCCACCCCACCATCTGTAATCAACCGCCGCGCCTCTTCCACCGTGCATCCCAGCGCCTGCGCCACCTCCCGCGCATCCGCGCCAGCGCCCCCCCCTCTCCTGTCAGGGGAGGGGGGCAGGGGGGAAGGGTCGCGCGGATACGCCACCCGCTCCAGTTTATCCAGCCCGCCCCCATGCGCCAGCGCGAAACCTACCCCGCTCCAGTACCCCGTCCGCGCCGCCTGGACGTGCTCGTAGCGCTCTTGCTCTTCCGCGAGCGCGAACGCGACGACGCAGGGGAGCTCTCCGATGCGTCCGGGGTCACACCCAGCTCTAACAAGAAGGCTATAAAATCGCTGCTCGTCACGACGGGATGCAGCTCCTGCCAGTCGTTTCTCGCCTTCTGAAAGCTCCCGTCCGCGATCATTTCCAGCCGACGTTGTTCGAAAGGGATGGCGTTGTCCTCCCAGATCGCCACCCATAGCGCCTCCAGGTCTGCCATGTCGAACGCGTCAAGTATCTCCGCCGTGATGCCTGGACAAAAGTGCCGCAGAAACATCAGGCGCAGCTCTGCGCTCACTGGCACCGCCCCCATCTCCGCCAGCACCGCCGGCATATACTGCCGGATTTCCTCCTGCGTCGGTTCGCGCTGAAACCGCACCGCCATCGGCTCCACCAGATGCCCGTACAGTATCAGACAGATCGTATATTCCTTCAGCGGCAGCCGCCGTATCGCCACCGTCAGCCCGCACGGCAGCAGCACCTCCCGCGACGGATGCGTCGCCTCGTGAATCGTAATCGCCTCACCCATGCCAGCCTCCTCAAATCATACTCGTACTCGACAGATCAGTGCCTGCTACGCAACCTGCCCAGCCTCATTCCGCGCGCAATAACATCGCCGCGCGGGCGGGAGGCTGAATACCGCCCGCGCGGTACGTCGCCAGGTGGGCGAAAGGGCCACAAGCCCCCCCCCCGGCGAACTCACCGCATGGGGACTGGCGCCAACCCGCCCAGCCGCGCCATCCCACACCCACCAGGTGCCTGTCCCCATGCCATCATACAAACCACCCCCATCCATAGGCCCTATTTCCCCTCTCCTACCAGGGGAGGAGGCCCAGAGGAGGGGTTACGCCGCCGGCAGATAGATCTCCACCGGGTTATCGCTCGCGTTCGCCATCGCCAGCACGTCCAGCAGCAGCGGCAGCCCGGCGAAATTCTTATTGATCTCGATCGTCGTCTCGCCGTCCGCCGGCTGGCACCGTTTGAACAGCCACATCCGGCCGTTCGTCTCCTCGATGCCCACGCTGAATTCGCCGTAAAACGCGTCCTGGCTGAGCAGCACCTTCCCCGTGGCGCTGTCGTACGTGCCGTTCAGCGCCAGCGACAGGTTCACGCCGTCGAGCTGCGCCATCGTCAGGTCCACCTGACGGCCCGTGATGAAGCTTTTCTGCACCACCGGCTCCAGCCGCTCGTGCGGCGTGAAGGCCACCTTCTCGCGGCGAAAGATCGCCCGCACCGCGTCCATGAGCCAGCCCACGTGCACCCCGTTGAAATAGAGCTTGCTCACCTGCGCGAACTCCACCGCGCCAGCGGTTGCGGCGTCGGTCGGATCAATAATCATGATCCCCTTCACCGCCGTCAGCACGGTCTCCGGCGTGCCGTCCACCGTCACCACCACGTCCTGCGCGCCATAGGCGGTCAACGTGCCCACCTTGCCGGTGATGCTCGTGTCGGACCAGGTGATGTCCGTCAGCGCCTCGCCGCCCACCTCCACCGTGCTCTCGCCCTGCGTCGCGCCGAAGCCGACGCCGGTGATGGTGACCGTGCCCCCGCGCTCCGCCAGCAGCGGAGCAACCTTCGTGATACTCGACATCGCAATCATCTCCTCGTGTGTGTACATCGCACCATCACTCAGCGTGATGGACAGGGTAATGGTATACTGCCCCCCGGCGGCATACCGGTGTATCGCCGTGGATCCCGTGGCGGGGTCGCTGTCGTCTCCCCAGTCCCACCAATACCCGGTAATCGTCAGCCCCTCCGGCGGCGTGTTCCCGGCCGCGCTGACCAGCACTGTGCGCGTCGCCTGGTTCACCTCGGCGGTGAACGTCGGCGCCCAGGCGGTGATGCTCACCGGAATCTCGACGCTGTCAACGGCGCCGTCGTCATCCGTCACCGTCAGCGTGATCGCGTAGACCTGTGTCACGTTCGCGTAGCTGTGTTCCAGGCTGCCGCCCGGCGTCATCGGCTTCGGATCGCTGCCGTCGCCCCAATCCACGAACGCGCTCGCGATTGTGCCGTCGCCATCCGTGCTCTCATCCGTGAGCGTCGCCGTCAGACCCTCCACGCTCACGCTCCCGGCGGCCGTGGGCGCGTCGTTTTCCGCCGGGATGATGGCGGCCGCGTCATCGGTCTCGCCTTCGTCGTCCGTCACCTCCACCGTCAGCAGGTACTCACCATGCTCTGCGTAGCTGTACACCGACGCCTGCCCCACCGTGCCGGCTATCCAGTCGGCGCCGGCAGACGGCTGGAACCGCCAGCTCGCAATGCTCCCATCCGGATCGGATGACGCGTTCGCCTGGATCGTCACCGTCAGGTTGTCGGCGGGATCGAGCACCGCGGTGAAGGAGGCGGTCGGCTGCAGGTTCGGCGAGATCACCGCCTGGGCGATCTCCGAATTCGTGTCGGCCCCCTGGTCGTCCGTCACGGTTGCGTAAATGCCGAACGTGCCGCCGGCGGGGCCGTAGCCGTGCGATTTCTGCACGCTGCCCCCGGCCTGCAGCGCCGCCAGCTCGGCGCCCGAGAACTCGGTGGTGCTCTCGTCGCCCCAGGTAATCATCCCGGCAGCCAGACTCCCGTCCGGGTCGCTGCCCGCCACCGTCACCGTCACCGTGCGCTTGACGACGGAATCCACCGTCAGGCTGCAGGTGGGCGGCATATTGGTCCTCGCGGTGCTGAAGACCTGCACGCGGAAATGGACGGTTTCCTGGATCTCGTCGCCGTTGTCCACGACATAGACATCGCCATTGGCGCCGACGGCTGCGCCTCCGGCGCCGTAAAATGCTTGGAAGTGTCCGTCCCCTTCACCGCTGGTACCATACAGGCCGAGCGACTGCCGCGTGGCAATATCAAACGTGTGCATGGCGTGCGGATTACCGGATCCGCAAACATACAGCACGCCTCGTGCGGTATCTATCGCCAGCCTTTTCGCCGCAGTCGACAGGTCCCACGCGATAGGCTGGCCCGCCACAGCGCCGGCGTCCGTGAACCAATGCACCCCGTATTGCGGTACACCATCAATGCGAGCAGTCACATAAATATTGCCCTGGCCATCGCCAACGATACCGACCGGCATGATCATTTGGGCGTGCGCCCATGACCGCAACTGGTTGCCGTTGATATCGAAGACCTGGATGCGGTTATTGCCCGTGTCAGCGACGAAAATCTCGCCGGCGGCATTCACCCAGAGTTGCTGCGGATCCTTCACATTGGTCGGGCCGGTGCCGTGCGAGCTGAATTCGGTCACGAGCGCCCCGGTTGTGCGGTGGTAAACCTGGATGCAGTGGGCGCGTGCGCAATAAATTTGCCCATCAGGGGCAACATATGGGTTGATGCCACCGACGACGTTCGCGCTGTCAGTCAGCACGAGACTGCGCTGCCATACGCCGTGCGTATCGTAGACCTTGATGCGGTTGGTGCCGCCACCATCGCGGTCGCCGACGTAGACGTCGCCCCCATCAAACGCGATGCCGGACATCTGGTAGAATGCATCGTTTCCGGTGCCGCGGATGCCCCACTTACGCAAAAACTCATTTGCCTCGGCGGTCGAGCCAATGCTGTAGACCACCTCCACGCCGATGCAATCGCACCAGCAGCCCAGGCCGCTCGGCACGGACAACGATAGCGCGGCGCCGAACTGCGCGCTCTTCAGATCGGCGACGGTGATTTCCCCGTTCCACGTGGTGCCATAGACCACGCTCTCCTCGTCCGGCCCGCTCGGAATCGTCATCCCGCTCGACATATCGTCTGTCGTGTAGCTGCCATCCGCTTTGCGCAGTTTGATCGAGTGCTGCGTGACGGCGCCGCTATACGAATAGCCGTAGTGATGGATATTGATCTGCTCGATGGTGGCGTTGTCCGGGATGTCGCTGAAATCGAATCCGCGCACCAGCAGGTAGTGGGTGTGTTCTGCGCCGGCCGGCGGGGTAATATCGGCGTCCACGCCGTCGTGCGCCAGCGCATTGCTCGGATTCTGCCAGGCAATAGTGCCGATGATGGCATCATCAACAGCGACAGAACCGAATCGCACTCCAGTGAATTGACTCATGATTTCTCCTCGTCCACCCGCTTCGCCACCGTCCGCATATTGAACACCACCCGCGCCTGCCCGCCATCCGGGCCTCCTAACAGCATCGGAACCTGCAGGCACTCCACAAAGCGCGCTCGGTACCCGTCCAGTTCCCAGTTCACCCGCTCGTGTAGCGCCTCATACGCCGCCTCCGCCGCCTCCAGCGCCGCCCTGATCGCTGTCACCCGCCCCACGTGCACCACCTGGAACTGCCCAATCCGCCATTCGCCGCCCGGCCACTCCAGCGGGATGCCGCCAGCGGGAATCAACTGCACGTATGCGTCAGGCCGCTCCACCGGCCCAAACCCGGCATACACCGTCGAGGTCGCATCAATATCCGCCACGTACCCATCCCGCAATGCCGAAAGAAACGACTTCATGCGATCCCTCTCCCATCATCTCCGCCCACGCACTTCCGGCAGATACACCTCAACAATCCATCGCCGCACCATGTGCAGCAACTCCAGGCGACGCAGAATGATGTCAATCAACCGAGACGCAAGTACCAGCAAGCCGGCGGTCACCGCCAACGCCCCCACTGCCAATGCCAACCACCCCAGTATCACCTGCACCCCACTGAAAACCACCCCCATCACCACACCCCCGCTACTCAACAGCTCCCCCTCTCCCTCCTTGGGAGGGGTGGCGCCTTCCTGGCGTCCCTGCGCAACCTGACTACGCCGCCTCCCGCATTTCCACGTGCCACCGCCCAAAGCCCCCACGCAGCGCCTCCCCGGCCGCCAGCCGCCGCAGCAGCTCCTGCGCCACCACCGCCGCCAGTTCGCCGCCGCCGATTTCCATTACCGGCCGCTCGATGTATTTTGCCTCGCCCACCCGGTGCGCCGTCTCCAGGTCCTCATGCACCCAGGCCGCGTGTTCCGCCGTCGCGAAAATCGTCGCCACCCCGTTCCGCACCCGGTATCCGATCGTCCCGCGCAGGTTGCCGGTATCTACCGGCACCAGCTCCTTCGCGAACGCACGAATCTCCTGGCACAGCGCGCGCAGCAGCTCCTCGACCACAACCCCGGTATGCCGTTGCAGATACGTCAACGACGCCCGCACCTCCGACGTATCCACCAGCGTCACATTCCCCGCCATGCCTTATCTCGTCATCATCATCGTAATCGTCATCGAGTTTCCCCCTCTCCTGTCAGGAGAGGGGGCCAGGGGAAGGGGTACGCGCGGGAGCGCGCAACGCCCTACCGCCCTACAACCGCCACCCTCTGCCGGAGTACCCCCGCCAGATCCCGATCTTCGAGCACATCGAGCACCGTCAGCACCGGCTGACCGGATAGCATAATCGCATCGCCAACAGCTAGCGCCACCAGGCCGCTGTCCGCCGCGAATGACACCTCCGCCGACGCCGTAGATTCTCGCCCATTGCGTTCCACCGCCTGCGCCCGCGCCTGATAGCGGCACGGGATATTATTCTCGCGCCCGCTCTCCGCCGGCGCGCTGTAACCATCACCGGCCGCATAGTGGATCACCGTGCAGAGCGTCGTGGCGCCCCCCGTGGTCGCCGCCTCCAGCTCGAGCCGCAGCAGCCCGTCCTCAGGCGCCGCGTGCAGCACCGTCATCGGGCTGCCGTCCACCGTCAGCAAACCGCCCACCGGGACCGCGGATTTCCAATCCGCAACCCCTAGCGCCGCCAACCACGCTGCCTGCGGCACATAGCACACCGTCACGCGCCGACCGCGCCCCTGCCACCGCGCCGCGCCGCCGTCCGGCAGTGTCTCCGGCTGCCCCTCCTCCGTATCCACAATGGCGACCAGCGTCACGCCCCCCACCTCGTGCGACTCCCCGAACAGCTCCAGGAACTCCCCAACGCCCTCTGCCGCCATATCCGAAAACGTACTCATACCGTCCCCTAATCAAGGTTCAGACGATCTCTCCGGGATGACTCCCACTGACCCGGGCGGTCGGGATGGGAGGGAAGGCCGGCAGGAGCCATCCCGCAAAAATCGTCATAATCGCCCAAATTGTGAGGGGGTAAAAAGTCACCTCTTCACCCCCTCACCTCTTCACCGTGTCACGGCTTATCCGGCTTCCAGCGTCGCCACCCGCGACACCAGCTCATTGATCGCCGCCACCACCGTGTCTTTGGCTGTGGTGGTCAGCGTCGTGATGTCGCCCACATCATCCGCCACATCGTCGGCGGCATCCTGCGCGGCGCCGGCGGCCGTAGCCGCGGCGTCGGCATTGGTATTCACTTCGTTGATCGCCCCCACCAGGTTGGCTTTCTCCGTGGTGCCCAGGTTGGAGAGTGTCCCCTGCGCCGTCTCCAGCGCGTCCATCCGCGCGTCGGCTTCACTCACCGGCGCGAACAGCACGTTGGCCGTCGCCGTCGCCTGCAGCTTCGCCAGCACGCAGATGCCCGCCACCGCGTTGCCGGCGGCCACCTTCGTCATCACCTCGTTTTGTGCATCCCAGAAGAGCTGATCGCCCACGCTGAAGGCCGCGTCCGTCACCGCCGGCAGCGTCCACACGCCGTCCAGGTGCACCACGCCGTTCAGGCCGGCGGCGATATCTGCCGCCACCACGCCGATCCGCTTCCCGATCACCACCACGTCGCCGTACGTCAACGTGGTCACGCCGCTGTTCAGATAGTTGATGTGCGCGCCATTCTGGACGTGCACCGCTTTCACTGCCATCGTTCACTCCTCACCCGCGCCGCATTTCGCGCGGAATAATCGTCAGGGAAAGTCACTCCCCCTCTCCTGTCAGGGGAGGGGTGGGCGCCACGACGGCGCCCCTCACCTCTTCACCTCTTCAGGCCTTAGTGCCCTGCGTTCATATACAGGCCACGGTAGTCGAGCACATCCACCGTGTAGTCCCAGAACATGCGCCATTCCATGCCCAGGATATCCCAGCTCGCCTGGCTCTCCAGCGTCGGCATGTCACGCCCGTCCAGGTAGCTCACGCTGATGGTGTCCGTCTGCCGCGGATCGGCCGCCAGGAACCAGGCGTAGGCGTCGCTGAGTTCCGGGTCGCTGATGAGCTGCAGCTTATTACGGAACACGTTGGCCACGCCGGCGTGGTCTGCTTCCGGATCGGCGATGCTCACCAGGAACGTCTCCGTATCCGTCTCGATCTCCGGCGGCGCCAGCAGGAACAGCGGCGAGACATTGATGTATTCGTCGCTGCGGATGTTTTTCTGCCGGCGCATGGCCTTGCGGGCAATGCCCAGCGTGGCCTTGCCCACCGCGGCGCCGCCGCCCAGCGCCACGTAGTTGCCGTGGTCGGCGTGGAAGAGCGCCTTGCTGTCAATGGTCAGCGCCGGGTTGCCGTTCAGGATGGCATACACCGCGCGGTTCAGGCCGCGCAACGCGGCGCGCGTGTAGGCCGCCGGCATCTTCGTGATATACGCCAGGTCGTCGTTGATGATCGCCTGCCGGGCAATCCCGAACTTGATGCCCTTGGTCGCGAGCTGAATGGAGATTCCTTCGTCGCTCATCTGGTCGAAGGGGAATTCGGCATGCTGCGTCATGTCGCGCAGCGCCGCGGCTTCACTCAGCCGGTAGCGCTTCACCGGCTTGAAGTCACCCAGGCTGTCACGGCCCGTCCAGGCCTGGTACGTGGTCGCCGCGGCCTGGAAACCGATCAGCATCGCCTTGCCCACCGTGTTGTCCAGCATGCCGACGAACTGGCTGTCCGGCGTCAGCGCCGCGCGGATCAGGTCATCGGTGCTCATCCGCAGCGCGTCGGACTTGCCGCGCAGCCGCAAGTACTCGGCCATCAGCTCGCGCATCGTCATGTGTGCCAGGCTCGCCGCGCCCTCGTGTACCACGTAGCCGCCGCCGCGCTTCGCCTGGCTCACGTCCACCCCGGCGCGCAGCAGCAGCGCGTCCTGCCCGGCCAGCCGGAACTTGTCCACCGCCTCTTCGCCCACCGTCACCGACGTGCTCGCGCTCGCCGGGATCGGCGCCCGCTTCTTCATTTCCGCGTCGAGCACAGCCTTGCGCACGGATTCGACATCAGTGCCCTTCTCGACGTAACCCTTCGGATCCACATCGAAAGCACGGCACAGTTCCGTGATCTCACTGATGCGCGCGCGTTCGGCAACTACCGCCGCCTGGCGAACCGACTCGTCATCACCGCCATCGGCGCTCTTCTTGTCCGGAGCCGGCGGCAACGGCGCCGCGCCGCGCTTCTTCAGCTCGGCGTCCAGCAGTGCCTTGAGCACCGACTCCACGCTGTCGCCCTTCTCGATGTACTCCTTCGGATCCACATCGAAGCCGCGGCACAGCTCCGTGATCTCGCTGATGCGCTGCCGCTCTGCCGCAATGGCCGCCTGGCGCTGCGCTTCCGTCTTCTGGTCTTCGGACATCTCTTCGTCTCCTCGTAGTGTAGAGTCCGGCACATCCGCCGGCGTCATATCGTCAGATCGCCCCACGCCCACCGACGCATCCGCCGGCACGCTCACGATACTGATCTCCATCACTTCCCACTGCGTCACCACTTCGCACGGTCCCTGAAAACGGCCGTTGATGGACACAGCGCCGCGCTTCACATTCTCAATCGTCAGCACTCGCGCACGCAGGCTGACCCCTTTCAGCGAACCACGCAGCACCTTGCGGAAATACTTGTCAGCTTCCGGATCATCGTCAAATCGCACGCGAGCCTTGCCACGACGGTCCTGCGGATCAATCCACGCGCGCAGCACCTGACCCAGCACCACGTTGCCGTTGTGGTTAAAACATAGACAACCGATACTGTTCAGACGCTCCAGCAAAGCCGCGCCGTCATCGTGAGACAGAATTTCCGCCCCCCACGGCCGCATGATCGGAATCTCACTCGAAAACGACAGCTCAACTTCGCGCGCCTCTTCGTCAACAGCGCGAATGATGCTATCTACCTCAGCACGCTGCACCGCCTGGCCCACCGCTAACCGATCACGCACATCAGGCATCACGTCCCCCCAAAGCCCCCTGAAGGGGGCGCAGCTTCGTAGCCCGGCTACTATGGCCAGGGCGGGCCACCGTCACCGGCACCCGCCCCATCAAAATCGTACTCAACCAGGCTCTCACCTTCGTGGTGAAATTCCGTGCCTCCGGCATGCCCACCAGCGTCCCAATCAAGGCTCAGACTTCACCGTCCCCGCCTTCACGCTCTTCAGCAGCGATCCCTCCGGCAGCCTATACTGCTCCTCCAGCGCCCGCGCCGCCGCCAGCTCCTGTGCGCGCTGCGCCAGCACTTCGCGCCAGTCAGCCCCCTGCGCCGCGCACGTCGCCGCCAGCGTCGTCTGCCCGGTGTCCAGCGCTGTCGCGTTCGCGTCCGCTTCCTTCTGCGGATCTATCCAACTCCAGCCGCGCGCGATGAATTCATGCTCCAGGTAGCGGTACTTGTCCGACCAGAAGCCGGGCATCGGCAGCGCGTTGCTCAACACGGCGGAAATCACGAATTCCGAATACACCTCATCCAGCAGATGCGCCACCAGGAACTGTTGCATGATGGCGTACTCGCTCTGGTCCTCCAGCAAGCCCTGCCGCGCGGAGCTGTAATTCACCTGGCTCATGTCGCGGCTGGTCGCCTCGTAGGACAACCCCTGCCCGGAGCCGGCCAACCGTTGCTGCAGCGCTACGAAGTCGCGCGCGCTGGATCCGCTCGCCGGCGGCGTGATCGCCTTCGCCGTTTCACCGGGCTGCCCTTCGTAGATCATGCCTGGCGTCAACGTATGGTTGGCGTAGCCGCTCTTCGCGTCCGTGGGAGTCGTCGTGTTGCCGCGCCCCATCCCGGAGGTGGGAAGCTGCTTCTCGATGAACATCGCGAAGCACGCCGCCACCCGCTCCTTCACGCTCACCGCCTCCATGTATTCCTCGATGTCGCGCAGCCGCTCCAGCGTCGGCGCCAGCCGCGTCACCTCGCGCACTTGGCTCGGTCTCCGCCGATCCCACAGGAAGATCACGCGCTGCGCGTCTACCCGCGTGCTCATCCCGGTGGTAAAACCGTCCGGCGTCACGGTGCGCAGGTAGTACGCCACCGGCCGGTTGAACGCGTCCAGCTCGATACCCGCCACCACCAGATTGCCGTTCTCCGTACGGTAAAACGCCGTCGTGTCCAGGTCGTCCACTTCCCGCGCCTGCAGGCAGAACGGCACCGGGCCGCTGGCGGTGTAATTCTTCACGAACAGCAGGCCGCCGTCCACGATCGTGCGCTCCACCGCCATCCGGCACAGCTCCGAGAACGACTGCTGCTGCGAGATATCGCAGTTGCGCGGCAGGCACCAGCGTTTCCACAACGCCTCGATCTGCTGATTCAGCACTTCGTCTTCGCCCTCGCCGTCGCGCGTTTTCACGTGCGCCTGCAAGGTAAACCCCAATCCCACCACGTTCCGCCGGAACGCACGGATGATCGAACCCTCGATATCGCTGTTCTGCTCCAGATCCCGCGCCCGCGCCCGCATCCGATCGCGATACGGCGCATCCGCCTGCTCCGCCGTCTGATTCGTCGGCGTCCATCGCGCGTTCCGTCGGTCCAGCGACCCCGCATCATAGAGCCGCTCCAGCTCCGCCATCGCCGACCGATACGCCCACCGCCGATACGCCCACCCCGGCGACAGCACCGAAATTGTTCGCTCGAACCAATTCATGCCAACCCCTCACCCACCAGCGCCAGGCAACTCCCTCAACGCCAGCCCCTACCGCGTATCAAACTCCGCGACCGTCACGCCGTATCCCGCCTCCTGCGCCGCCTTCGCCTCCAGCCGCGCCCGCTCCGCATACAGCGCCTTCAGCTCCCCGCGTCGCACCAGCCGCGATCCGATCCGATACTCCTGCGCACCACCCTCAATCGCCCGAATCGCCGCGTTCACACTGTCAAGTTGCTCTTGCGTCGTCATAAATAGCCCCCCTCACCCCTGCAGAAATATCAGGCGGGGCACGGTCTACTCACCGCGGACTGATGCTCACCCGGCCGGAAACCGCCTCAGCCCCGCCCGAACCCACTCGTGCTCGAAAACCTGGCGGTAGGTGCACGATTCGAACGTGCGCGGGTTCACCCCGGCGGTTTAGCAAACCGCTGCCTTCAACCACTCGGCCAACCTACCGCGACCAACTCAAGAGCGCCAGGCCTCACCGCACCCCAGCATGCACGTGCTGGAACAGCGAGACGATAATCTCCAAGAGCTTCCACACGCCCAGCGGCACAAAGATGCAGCACAGTACAAACATCCCCATCAATAGAGCACCAAGCCCATCCAGCATCCGCCCCATCGCCTCAGCCTCTCTTCCCTCACCCCATCGCAGCGAAATATCCTATCCACATCCTACTCATCCTGTGAATTACCGCCGGCACCGCGCAGGCACCCGCCTCTTCAACAACGACCGCTTCCGCCGCCCGGTCCCGCGCCCCGACAGCCGGTGATGCACCACGCATCCTGCGAACTGCCCATTCGACAACGCCCGCTCCGGCCCGAACCCCATCCGCGCCGCTAGCGCCGCCCATAACGCCATAATCGGAACACCCATCTCAGCCTCCTCTATAGCACTTCCCCCTCTCCCTCTAGGGGAGGGGTGGCGCCAGGACGGCGCCTTACCCCACCAAATCAGAACCCCCGCCCGTGTCACCGCAATGACGCATAACGTCACCGCTACACGGGCAGGGGTTTGGGACGACCAGGCGAGGCGGAATAACAGCCGGCTCTTATCTCACGTCCGGTTACCGCCCCGCATCCGAGTGCTGGTCACACCCCCCAGCAGCCCCATAACATCCACTGGGATCATTCGCAGCAAGTCATCCTCACTGCATGGGTTTGGAAATAATAGATTGAAGCCCCTCCGCGCATTTCCGGGTGGAGGCCCACCCTTGAGACGGCTGCGCGTGCCGCCCGGTGCTTTGGTAAAACCGCTGCCCATCACTACCGCGCCGGCCTTGGGTTACATCACTATTTGCCTGGCGCGGGGACTCGAACCCCATAGGCCGCCTCGCTTCGGCCCCTGCTTCCCATACTTTGACGGTCTTTGGCCGGATTATTGCACACACCGGTTGATAGACCTGCGACGGATCCCACCGTCCTACGCCAGGCAACCCATACCCCCAAAGGGGCAAATCCTACCCATCCTATCCATCCTGTGAATTAATTCCGCGCGGAATACCCGACCGCCACCTCACACCCACCGCCCCAACGGCTGCCGCAGCCATCCCTCCCGCTCCCCACTCTCTCCCCTCTCCTCGGGGAGAGGGGCCGGGGGTGAGGGGGTGTCTTCCACATCCGTCAAATGCCGCGCCCCCATCAGCTCTGCCGCGCACGCGCAATACACTTCTGCGTCCAGGTAGTGGTTCGCCGCGCCGCTGGTTTTCGGCATCCACACATCCACCAGCCGGGCGCCCCGCTTCTCCCTCACGCAGTGCTCACTCGTCACCTGCGTCGCGTAATCGCGGTCGCAGCCCTGATACACCATCCACGATCCGCGCCCGTTCTGCCGGTTCATGCGGCTCGCGATCATCGTCTTGTACTGGCTGCCGTCCACGATGACCAGGCGCAGCCCGAAGGCCTTCCCCTGCTTGTCAATCGTGCTCAGCCGGTAGCGGCTCAACAGCGGTTGGCTGCTGCCCTTCACCGCCACCGTCCAGTCTGCGTTCTCCGCGCAGAAGTCGTAGACGTCTTCCTGCGTGTTGCCGTCGCCGGAGTCAATCGCGCACAGCGCCACCACGAACTCGCGCCCGTGCCGGTCCTGCCAGGGCCGGTTCATCACCTGCTCGATTTCCAGCCAGCTCAACGCCTGGCCGTGCGCCACGTTCCAGCTCGTCAGCAGTGGGCCCCATGCTCGGATAGTCCAGTACAGAGAATCCTGCTGCACGTCTACGCCGCCGGTGATCATCACCGCGCCGTCCGGCACCTCGCCTTCCTGGTGGCCGGTTTCGCGCTCGCGCACCAGGTCGGCGCTCATCCGCCGCTGCGCCTCTTCCCACGCCTCCGCCAGCCAGGAATTGACGAAGTTCTGCAGCTCGACCGGATCGTCTTTCGACGCCAGGAACTGGTGCGCGATATCCCCCAAACGCACCCACGGGCTATAGAACGTATTCAGGTGGTACGCCACCACCCGCTTGCCGTGGCCGCGCACCTCATCCGCGCGCCACTCGCCGGCGCGCAGCATCGTCAGCTTGTGCGCGTCGGTGATCCGCCCCTGGCACGCCTCGCACTCGTAATAGGCCAGGTCTCGCGCCTCGTCCGCGTCGCATCCCTCTGGCCACTTGAGCTGCTGCATCCGGAACGTCTGGTAGTGGCCGCAGTGCGGGCACGGCACGAAATACCGCCGCACCTCATTGGCCGCTTCCATCTGCTGCCAGATGTGATTGTGCTTGAATGTTGGGGTACTGGCCCCCACGATCTTCCGGTTGTAGGCGAATGTTTTCGTACGTTCCGCCGACAGGTTGATCGGATCGGCCTCCTTCGCCGCCACCCGTGGGAATTTGTCTACCTCATCCAGGAACAGGTAGCGGATCGGGCGCGACGCCAGCGACGCCGGCGAATTCGCCCCGCTCAATGCCAGGTAGGCGGAGAGGAACTGCAACTCCAATTTCTTCGATTGGCCAATCAGGTACTCGGTCTTCAACGCCGAGCACAGGTCAATCATCGGCTGGATGCGCACCGTGCTGATATGTTCCGCCAGGTCAAGGGTCGGATACACCACCAGTGTCGGCCCGGGATCCTGCGAAATGGCGTAGCCCATCATGTTGAGGATCGCCTCCGTGCCCCCCACTTGTGTGCACTTGCAAAACCAGATTTCCTCGATATCCGGATCGGTGAAGGCGTCCATTATGCCGGCCAGGTACGGCGTGAACGACGTCCGCCACGGCCCCGGCGCGGAGCTGCTCTTCTCATCCAGGATACGGTGCCGATCCGCCCAATGACTCACCGTCATCCGCTCCGGCGGCCGCAACGCCCGCATCGCCTCTCGCAACCACGGCGCCCACTCCACCGGGGCCGCGGACTTGCAGTCCGCCCGTCGCTTCCCCCGTGGCTGCGCGCTCACCCTAGACTCAACGCATTGCCGCCCTCCTCGCTTCCCCATCGCACCTGTCCCAATACCGCTACCAATAAATCAGGGGAGGGATCGTCACCCCTCCCCTAATCCGTTCACCGCGCGGCAGTGGCCACCACCGCCCGGCTGGGCGAACGGCCGGCGCTCCCCATCGTCATACTCCAACCCCAACGCCGCCCACCCGACCACTGTCTCTGCTCTGCGCGTCTCTCAGTGTTTACGCTGAATGCAGTGCCGCCCCCAGGCTCGCGGCCTGGCGAGCTGCGTGTCACGTACCATTCGTGCGCTCTCCTCGCGAACCTGCCGCCACTACCCCTTGATAACCCTCCCCTGCGGCGGCTCATACGCCTCACCATTCGACATGCGCGTCAGCGCGCCATCAATTAAATCCTGTATCTCGCGCTCGATCCGCCGCGCCGTGGCGGGATCCACAAACGGGCCTACCTCCGTCGCCAGCGTCCGCGCCAGGCCGCGCAGCGAGAGTTTCAGCTCCGTATGCCACCGGCTCAACTCCGGCACCAGCTCGTCACGCGGAATATACTCACCACGCGCGATCGCGTTCTTCAGGTCAAGTTGTTCCGCCTGCAGGCGCTTCAGTTCTGCCTCATACCGTGTCTTCAGCGCGGAATCGGACAGCCCATCTTCGCCATCACCACCGCGCGCGCGGCCGCCGTGCATCCCCTTCCACTTTAGTACGTCCGATAGGATCCACCAGCCGGCCCGCGCCTTCGGGCAGCCGTCCCGCGCCCAGTTCCCCAACGTCTGCACCGACACCCCGAAGGCATCCGCCAGCGCGGCAGATGAAAGCTGCAGATCCCCATTCACCTCGCGCACACGCTCTCTCGACGCCATAATGAACTCAAAACAGGCCCACAGGCCCGCCTTTCAAACTTTCAACTTCCCGAAAATCCGCCCGCCCGATTTTCGACTTTCTACCTCGCTATGGCACCCGCCACCCCGAAAGCACCTCGAAACCCCCACACTCAGCAAAACATCGAGACCGGTGTCACCCTCGAGCCGGCCCCCCCGGGGGAGGACCCGCGCCTCCCTCATATATAATCATTTGGTTATATATTCCACATCGCCCCTCCGAGCGCCCCCTGCGTATAACCACATAGCTATACAAGCACCCCCTCCACCCCTCCGAGGGCACCCGCCTACACCAAACGGCAGCCCCGCCGCAGATATCCACGGTGGGGCCGGCTCTTCGCGCGCTCGCGTACCATCATACACACTCTAACACACCTTGCCCTGCGCAATCCGCGGTTTTTCCGCGGTTTTTCCGCGGTTTTTCCGCGCCCGTTTCAACGATAGCCCCATCGAGTACCGCCCGGATCACCGGCAGCCACCCCTCCTCGATCCCCGCCAGCCGATCACGCACCGTGCTCTCACCGATATCGAGTCGCAGCGCAATCCACATCATCGAACGTCGCTCGCCGAACCGCCATCGGAGCAGCGCCATATCATCATCCGGCAGCGCACGCAACGCGATTTCCATCGCCCGTAACCCGGCCCGCACCTCTGCTAAGTCCGCCTCCGCCTCGACATGTGCGATCACCAGCCGGTCCAGACGCGCCTCCTGGCGTTGAATCACCTCCTGATGCGATACCGCCACCGCATAGGTCGGATCGCCTGGGCGTCCGCTTCCGCCCCCATCACCGTACCGCGCCACGCCCTGACTGCGATACCGGGCAGGATCATCAATCACCTTACGCAGCGCTGCCTGTTGCTCCGTAATCCCCTCCAGCTTCGCCTCCAGCGCCTCCCTCCGCGCCAATCGCTGAAAGTGCGCCGTCATCATCTCTCGGAATGTTGCCATGTCTCATGCCTCCATCCCCGTCCGCCGCAGTATTTCGCGCGCAATAGCCGCGCGCCGCTGTCGTGGATGCCGCTGTACAAATCGCCCTTCCAGCGCCGCAAGCGCCCCGCCAATCGCATCCGCCGCGTGTTCGTCCTCTGGGTCGCGCAGGTCGAGGCGAAACCGCAGATTCGCAAAGCGGATCATATCGCGTTTGGATGCCTTCCCGCTCCCCGTCAGCGCCACCTTGGCCGTCGCCGGCACCACCACGCCCGCCCATTCCAGCCCGTGCCGTCGCGTCCGCGCCTTCAGCTCGCCGATTACCTCGGCCTGTGCCCGGCGCAACGCTCGCCCTCTGGCATCCGTCCCCTGCGGCTCTTCCGCCGCCACTACCGCCCCGCGCTTCGCCGCCATCTCAAACAGCACATCGAGCGCTGCGTCGCCGGCCACCGAGCCGAAGGTGAACTGCTGATACATCACCAGCACCGTCACTCGGTATTCGTCCATGCTCATCAGCGCGCCCGCCCCCGTCTTGCTCGGATCGAAATACAACATATACTTAGTCGCCATAGCGTTCCGCCCAGTTCTCGCCCTGTGGCGCCCGCACCGCTTCGCCGCGGATCGCCGCGTATTGTTCCGGCCGCGCGTCGCGGAAAAGGTAATGTCCGCCGTCGTAGTCCAGCAGGCAACGACGCGACGCACGCCCGGCGCGCTGCTTGAGTGTCTGCACCTCCACCAGCGTCATCAATGGCGCCAGTTGTTGCTTGCGCTTTTCATGATCGAGCCCCTTGATGTATTCGCGACGTTCCTTACCCAGCAGCGCGTTGATCACTTCCGGCTCGCCGTAGTAGCCCGGACGATATAGCGAGAGCACCAGGTCCGCCGCCCATAACAACTTATCGCTCTCCCCCAGGTCGTCATCCTGCGGACGATACGTCGCGCGCTGCTTCCCGTCACGATTGAACTGCGCCAAACTCACCATGCGGATGCCATGCCTCTTCGGGATATATTTGAGGTCGTAGGCCAGCGCCCCCACCTCTTCGGTGCGCGTTCGATAGGTCCGGCTCGGATGCGCTAGTTGCGCGAAATCCAGTATCACCCAGCTTAATGGTTTGCCATAGCGTCGCTGGCTCTCGCGCTGGTAGCGCCGGATCGTCGCCTCGATCTCAGTGGTACTTAAATCCGTCCGGTCATCAATCCAGACGGGGAGATTCCATGCCTTCTCAACCGCGCGGCCCAGCTCAATCAGCGTGCGCTCCTTGTTCTCCTGCATCCAGGGTAGATCGTTGAGGCATTCATTCGTTACCTGGTGTGTATAGGCCAGCAATTCACGTGTCGTCAGCTCGCATTCCTCCATCTCCAAACTAAATATCAGCCCCGGCTCCCCCCAACTGGCCCACGTGTCGGCTAGGTTCATCCCGAACGCTGTCTTCCCCATACCGCTGCGCGCGGCGATCATCACGCTCTGTCCGGTGCGTACGCCGGCCAGCAGCGTGTTCACCGCCGGCCACCTGGTGCGCAGCCCCTGGTCGTGCCCGGACCCAATCGCGTCCTCGATCTGCGTGAAGACGTCGCGCAGAATATCGCTGACATGCCGCGGTCCCTTCACCGCGCCGTCGTTGCCGATCTCGTAAATCCGCTGCTCCGCCCGTTCCTGCACCACATCAACATCCACCTCGCCGGCGTACGCCTCGTGAATGATCGCACCCGCCGCGTGAATGAGCTGCCGGCGCCGGCTGCAGGCGCGAATCAGCGTCGCGTAATGCTCGATCCCGGCCGCTGTGGGCACCTCGCCCATCACCGTTGTCAGGTACAGCGTGCCGCCCACCATCTCCAGCGCGTCACGGTCGCGCAGCCACGTGCCCAGCGAAATCACATCCACCGCGATCTGACGGTGGTACAGGTCGGCGATGCCGCGAAAAATCGTCCGGTGCGCCTCCCGGTAAAAATCCTCTTCGTGCAGCAACGCCAGCCCGCGCTCAATGGCCGCCAACTCCAGCATCATCGCCCCCAAAGCTGCCTGCTCAGCTTCCAGGTTTTGCGGTGGGATCTTCTCCGAAATATCGCTCACGTCAGCCTCCAAACTCCACCAGTTCCGGTGGTTCGCACTCCTCCATCTCACGCCCGCCACGCCGCCGGCCACCCGGCCCGTCACGCTCGCGCCCCTCCTGCCGCCCGGCGTGCTGCACCTCGTAGCCCACCACCTCCGTCATCACCTGCCACCGGTACCGGGCATTGCGAAATTTCCCGGCCCACTTGCCCATCAGGAACAGCCGGTCCAGCATATCCCACAACTGGCTCCGGGGGTAGTGTGCCATTAGCGCCGCCAATCCGCGCTCCAACGGGTCTAGCACGTCGAGGCAGCAGGTTTGCGGATACAACTCCGCGTCCGGCTCTCGGGCCTTCAGCCACGCCTTCGCCTGCGCCACCATCGGCCGCTGCCCCACCCGCGCAGCAACCACCGGGGGGGCAGGCTCCGGTGCGGGTGCCGGCGCGGTATCGCTCTCAGTACCGGTACCTTCCCCCACCTGAGGTGAGACGGAAGGGGAGAGGGAGAGGGACTCAGGGGTATCGGTACCCTTTCGATACCCTATGGATACGGTATCTATAGGGTATCCATACCGTATCCGGTATTCGCGCGACAGCGCACTCTCCGGCAAGCGCAGCACGTCATTGTCCATGCTCTTCCGCACCTTCGGCGAGGGATTCATACCCAGCTCGTATTCGCGCACCCCCACCATCCAGCACACGCCGTCCGCATAGCGCACATGGTCAGGTCCAATCTCCTCGAGGAGAGAGGAGAGCTCCGCCTCCGTCGCCCCCGTCTCCATCAGCAGCACCCGCAACGGCAACAGATACAACCCCGCCAGATTCGTCCGCGGATTAATGCGCAAATAGCAATACAGCCCCTTCGCCGCCAGCGATAACCCCAGGAACCACTCCTCGTTACAGAGATCAATCGGCATGTTGCGGGTGTGTGCCATAAAAATAACCTCCTCCCCCATCACCAGCGGGCTTCGCTGCCGCGTCCTGACTACTGCCACTCACGCAATCGCCCGGCCACCAGACCAAGCGTAACAGCACGCATTCTGTGAATCACCCGTCACCAGCGGGCGCCTGCTGCGCCATCCACCACGCGATCGCGTCAGCCGCCCGGCGTATCCGCTCGCGGAGCCGACCAGTGCGCAGCCGCTCGCCCTCGCTCCACTGGCACCCGCATGCCAGGCACGTCACCAGCGGGGCATACCACGCGTAGCCTCGCACCAGCGCCGCCGTCCGCCGTTCGCAGTCCGGACAGTGCGTCATCACCACCTGGTGGGCCTCCACCGGCGGGCAATGCACACACACAGTCATGGCCGCCATACCTTCCACGGACGTACCTCTCGCCAACCATGAGCCAGAGCCAATCGCCGTAAATCCATAACGGCACTCGCTCGCGTCGGGTACGACTCCTGTGCCGGCGGGCAACGAAACTGCTCACACCGGTCCGTATAGCGCTGCATAATTCCCCAGCGGTTGCCCCAGTCCACGACATACGCGAGTAGTGCATGATTGATCTCAAATACCGGTTCCATGAAGAACGGCGCATAGCCGCCCGGACCCGGATACTGAAACCAACTGTCATACCCTGCAGCAAAACGTATCCCGATCACCACCATGGCTCGTTGCTCCCATCTACGTCCATCCGCGAAATCTGCGATTCCTACCCCACCAACTCCCAGTAGCGCGCCAAAAACCGCGCCTCCGCCTCACCAGGGCTATCAGGATAGATCGTCGCCACCTCCGCCGGCGGCTCCGGCATCTGCAAATCCCACGCGTAGGGACACGGCCCCAGCAGGTCGCGCTTCTCCAGCGCCAGCGCTGTCAAATCCGCCCGCTTCACCGCCAACCGTTGCGGCTTGCTCATGCAGACATGGAACGCCTGGTAAATCACGCACTGCAGCCCGTCCTCCGCCGCCCGGTACCCCTCCATCAGTGGGCTTTGCTTCAGTGGGGTAGGGATATCCAGCACAACACCTCTTCGATCTGCGATATCGCGATCTGCCGCCCCAGTTCACCCGACATCTCCCATGGCACCTGTACGTACTGCAGCGGATAATACATGGTCGCCTTGCCGGCGCCATTGCGAGCCCACTTCGCAATGTGCAGGCAACTTGATCCGTCCTGCCAATACCGCCGCTCTAACCGCAGGAAGAATCCCGGTTTATCGAGCGGCAAATCTACGATATGCTCGATCTTTACTGCCGCACGCTTACTCATGCCCGCCTTCCAATATCTGCCGTTCCGCCGCCAGGTCACGCATCATCGCGTTCACCGCCGTGAACTTCTCCGGATACCGGGCGCGCAGCTTCGCGATGTTCCGCGCCATCACTTCATCCAGGCTCACGCCCAGCACATCCACCGCCACTATGCGGTTACCACCAGGAAGAGTCCATCCTACCCATCCTACCTATCCTGTGAATTCCTCCCCGTCATCACCAGCGGGCGCGCTGGCGCACCCATCACACGCAATCCCCTCGCCACACCGCACGTGATCCCCACAGGGCGACGGCTCCGAAGGCTCTATCAACTCCACGCACGCCGCGAGCACGAACATCATCGCGAACCCATTGCCATGCTGGTTGTAATACTCCAGCAACGTCTTCGCCGCATCCAGTGCCTGCAGCTCGTGCCGTATCATCACAGAGCGAAGCTGCTCCATCCACGGCCCGATCTTTCTCGCATACTCCGCACCCCACAGCCGCCGGCATATATCCCGCGCCTCATAAAACCGTGCCGCCACCTGCATCGCATTCATCGCCCCATCTCCCGTCTCAGCCAAGACATCGCCCGCTCACGCTGGTTCCCATGGCCGTCATGTCTCACGCCCTCGACACACCCCATGCACAGGTAGGCATGCTGCGTGAGCTTTCCGCCACGCCACACGTGCACCTCGCAGAAACTATCATCACCTGATGTGTCACGCCCGCATTTCACGCATGCACATGGCAGATCATCACCCATACTCGCCCCAAACGCGCCAAAATGGCGCCCATCATGACGCTACTCCATCCCATCGGGTCATCGCGCACCTTCACAGAGCACATTCGCCCACTGATCGAACGCCACCGGCATATGCTGACGCATTGTCTCCGCATCCAGGCGCGCGTGCTCATTCGTCACGGACGGCTGGCACGCGCTCCCCGCCCCCTTGAAAAACCAGGGCACGCCTGCCAGGGCGCAGTCCAGCGCGGCCATGTTGAAATCATACGCCAGCGACAGGCGGGCCTGTCGGCCATTCTCGCCGCCCGCGGCCACCCAGGACAGCCCATCGGTGAGACGGCCGTCAACGGCGAGGCGATCACCGAGATACAGATGCAGGCTATCCAGCGGGCCCAGCGCCGGCTCATACGACAGCCAGTGCGGGCCAGGGCACTGCAGCAAATACGGCATCCGCTCCTGCATCAGGCGGTCATTTTCCGCCGTGACCCCCGTCCAGTAGTTCGGCGCCAGGAAATCCTGCTCGGCTGCCCGCTCAAAGAATTCCAGCATGCGGGCGGGGCGCTTCGTCAGCAGCAGGAAGATGTGTCCCAGCCCGGCCAGGTGGCATGCCCGCATCGTGCGGAATACCTGCTGGATCACCGGGAAGGCGACCTGCTCGTGGAACAGGTCGCCCATGTTGCCGACGAAGACCAGCCGCGGCTTTCGCCAGGTCAACGGCAGCGCGAACTTCTCGGGGTGAACCACGCCCGGCTGGAAGGGACGCTCCTCCGGATAGCCGAATTTCCCGCGCAGGCGGCTGTCCGCCATCGCCCGCGCATAGCAGTGATCGCAGCCCGGCGAACAGGGCGTGCAGCCCGTCACCGGATTCCAGGAATCCGTCCAATACGCGCGTGTGCTCATCAAAAATCCCCTTTCTCCAACAGCACCACCTTGCCGCCGCTCACGGCTGGTACTCCTCACAGGAATCATCCGCATGGCATCGCTCACCGTCCAGCAGACACGTCCCCATGAATGCATCACCGACCGAGCCGCGCCAATGCGCGCACCCCATGCACGACCCACGCATGTCCCCTATAGCATCAGCGACGGGGGAAGCGGGCGCCACTTGCGCTACTTTATACGACGGACAGGGGCATCCATCCACGGGTGGCTCTAGCCCGCACCGCGGCCAATACACGCACCCCACACACGCCTCATAAGTACCATCTGCCCCCTCTCCCTCTGGGGGAGGGGGCGGCGCCGTCCTAGCGCCGCCATCTGCGCCCATCGGCGAAATCTGCGGTTTCTCCGCCTCTTCTCCCAGCAGCCAACTCGCATACGGCGTGCGGGAGTACCCCTGCTCGATCCGGTTCTTCACCTCTTCGCGCACCAGGCACTCCACCGCGAAGCGCAGCAGCAATATTGCGTCTTGGCTGGCCAACAGCGGCACCGCCTCATCCGTCGCCGTCCGTACCTTCCGCGCCAGCTCCTCCGGAAAACCGCACGCCTCCGCCGCCGCTTGGCAGCACGTCGGCGCGCATTGCCGCACCGCCTTCGCCACCACCAGCGACAGCGCCCGCGTTGCCGCTAGGTCCACCACTACCGTCATGCCCCCCAGGTACACGCCGGCGCGCTCCAGCAGCCCGGCCATCTCCTTGCGCAGCCCCGCCTTCGCCGCCTTCGCCGCCGCCATGTGGTGCCGCTTGAAACATTTCGGATTCAGGCACACCGGCTCGAGCTGCCCGGAATACCCCAGCACCTGTACCAGGTCCGCGCATCCGTCGCACTCACTGAAGTACCGATCCGGCTTCCGCACGTCCTCATACGTGCCGTACTTCAGATCGGCTCTCTTCGGCAGGGGCGGGCGAGCGTCCCCGTGAGCCGACTCCGGTGGCAACTCACCCAATCCGTCGCCATCACCAGCGGGATGCTGCGCCGCCCTGATCCGCTCGCGCATTGCCTCTTCATGTTGTTGCCGCAGCTCTTGCGCGTGTTCGGGTCGCAAACAGAAGCCATGATGCTCGTGGTAACCGGCGCGGAATGCGCCAAAGGGGCAATCCGGGCACGTGTCCTTCCAGGGGAATCCCCCCGCGCCATACGCGAACTGCAGCACGATGCCCTCATCCGCCAGTTGGTGCGCGTAGGGGAGTTTGCAGGGCCCGGTAAGCTCTAGTTCCTTCGTGCTCGCGCCTTTCGCCACGGCGATTTCCGCGATGCGCTGACACACCGGCGGAAAACCCGCCTCCCGTGCCAACGCCTTCCCATGACTCGCGGTCAGCGGTCCATCCACCAGCAGCGTCTGCACCGGCGCCGGCAGGCGCAGGAGGCGTAACGAGTTAGCGATCGCGCTCTGACTCTTCCCGATCTGCTCCCCCAACTCGCCCTGCGTCATGCCCAGGTCCACCATCACGCGATACGTCTCCGCCTCCTCGATCGCGTTCAGATCCTCGCGCTGCAGGTTCTCAATGGCGCACAGCCGCGCCGCTTCCAGCTCCGTGCAGTGCACCAGCAGCGCGGGGATCGTCGCCAGCCCCGCCATCCGCGCCGCCCGCCACCGCCGCTCACCAGCGATCAGCTCATACCGCGTCGGCGCCGGCCCATCCGCTGCCCCCTCTCCATCTGGGGAGGACGGGCGCCGCACCACAATCGGCTGCAGCACCCCGTGCGCCCGAATAGACGCCGCCATCTCTTCCAGCCGCCCCACGTCAAACGTCCGGCGTCGCTGGTATGGCGAAGGCACGATCATATCCACCGGCACCTCCACCACCACCCGCTCGCGAGGTGGCGTGAATTCCTCCACGGTCCCCGGAATATCCGAGTCAGCATCCACGACCACCACCGGCTCACCCCCCTCTCCCTCTGGGGGAGGGGCGGCGCCCTCCGCATCCACGTCATCCCCCACCATTTCGCGCGAAATATCGCCACCGTCTCCACGCGCCAGCTTATCTTCCGAGCTGACGCCGAACTCATCAAAATCATCTACCATCTCAGCCTCCTCCACCAGCGGGCGCCTCCACCGGCTCAAACACCCCGGCCGCCGTCTCCCGGCACAGCACCAGCACCTTGTTGATGCGCCGCGTCACCAGGTAGGGATCGCCGTGCGCTTGCACGCGGCTATGGTGCGTCACGCAGTACCCAGTCGCCGTCCGCTTCGTGTTCGCACACCACGGCACCACGCACCGCTTCTCATCCGCCGGAGGCGCCTGCGCCGCCACATCCGCGCAGGCGGATGGCTGGCCGCATGGTCTCGCAGGGGATATTTCAATGCCCGCATTTTTTCCCGCGCCATCCTCTACCGGCCGCACCTGAATGCTGGCGGCGATCTTCTGCACCGCGGCAACCAGCCCCATCGCCAGGTCGCGCCAGCGTCCCAGCTCCGCCTCCACCCGATCCATCGCCTCCGGATCACCGCCGCGCCGGCGTAGCGCCGTCAGCGCCTCCTCCAGCTCCTCGACGCGGAACTCCAGCGCCTCGATCCGCCGCTGCTTCACCGCGACCGTGCTCTGCAACCCGTCAATGATCCGCGTGCGGTCCTCCACCGCCTGCTGCAGCACCCCGATCTGCCGATGCAGCGCCCCCAGCGCCGCCCGTGCCTTCTGCTGCCCCTCTTCCGTCGTTAAATCCTTAGGCAACACCGCTGCAACCGCCATCTCAACCCCCTCAATGCTCGGACAACCCCGCTCGCTCCTGGCACCGGCGATGACGCCGCAGGAACGCCTGCATCATCGCTAGATAGATATCCAACCCGACCGGGAGAGCGACAGACTGCAGCGCTCCACATCGCCGGCAGTGCAGCGAACAATCATACCCATCCTAATCATCCTGTGCATGACGCTTCGGCGCCGTCACATCCACCTCCACCAGCACCCGGATGCGCCCGCATGTCATCCCCATCCGCGCCGCGCGCTGCAGCTCCTCGCGAATCTGCGCCGGCGCATACCCGCACAGCCGCTCCACCGCCGCCGCCACGCTCTCCCCGTCGCGCGGCATCGCCAAAATATCCACCGCGTGCCGCATCGCCGCCGATTTCCTCACCCGCTCCGTCCGCACCCGATCACCCGTCGCCATCCAACTTCTCCTCTACGCCAATCCGCGCAATCGGCTGTTCCCCATCCGCCCCCTCTCCTGCCAGGGGAGGGGGAGCGCCCGGACGGCGCCCTACCGCCCCCACATCCCCGCATACCACGCGTCACTCGCCGTCACGGCATCAGCCGCCTGTTGCGCGCGCTGGTCGCACCGCGGGCAACTCCGCCGCAGCGCCGACTCGCGTGCGCGAAAAATGACCATCTTCCAACCCGGTCCATCCAGTGTCTCGCGGCGCTCCATATGACCGCAGGCATACATCACCGAAAAACCCAACCGTTTTGCGCGCCAACACATAACACCACTCCTCTGCGCTCTCTGCGTGCTCAGTGGTGAACGCCTACTTCACCACCCCCGGAAACAACAGCACGAAGCACCACAGCGCCATGCTGCCCAGGAAAAAGCCCACCAGCAGCGACAGCGCCATCGTCGTCCGCCACCGCCGCCGCGCGCGCCGCATCCGCGCCACCGGCCCCACCCGGTCACTGACCCCCGCCTCCATCCGTAGCGCCAGGTCGCGCTGCGTCGGAGAAATATGCCGATCGTGCAAATTCACTACCGTCATGTCAGCCTCCAATCAATACTGGTCATTGCCAGCGCGTGGGATCGTTGCTCCAGTATCGCTTCCACCAGCGGGCCACCCGCGCGCCCGCCCACCGAATCCACGCCAGCGGGCGCCGCGCCCACCACAGCAACCGCGCTGGCCACGGGCGGTAATCCGCCACCAAATCCTCGCCCAGGCTCGTCACCACGAACCCCCGATGCCGCGCCGCCTGCGTGATCGCGTTCGCCAGCGTCACGTATCCCTTCAACGTCACCGGCCGCCCCTGTACCTGAATGATCACGTCATAGCGCTGCATGTCGCTGCTCCTTCTTCCGCCTTCCCCTACTCCTGGCAGGAGAGGGGTCGCGCCGGATGGCGCGCCGCTGCATCGCCGCACCCCTCATACTTCGCCCGCACCGCCACCCCGCGAAAACCTTCCGCAAAGGCCGCCATTACCTGCTGTGTCACCAGCGCCGCCGCGCGCTGCGCCACCCGCTCCACCAGGTCGCCATGCACCGCGCCGAACCGCTGAATCTCTGCCAACCCGCTCCGGCTCACCCGCCAGTCGCGCCCCGCCTTGATGCTCGGTAGCTCCCCGCGCTGGCACATCTCCCGCACCGTCGTCGGGTGCACCCGCAACACCGCCGCCGCCTCTACGGCTGTCATCCAATCCTGCTGTTGTGTCTGCTCCGCCATCATTCAGCTCCTGTTACGGGAGGGGTGGCGCCTGAATGGCATCCACATCTCCCAAACTCGCTACCGCCTGACTCGCTGCCAGCGGGAACGTCTCCGCGTAGAACTCCTGGTACTGCGGCCAGATCGTCACCTGGTACATCCCGTCGTGGTCGTCGTCGCTCATCATCGCCCGCACCGGGCTATCCACCTCAAAGTTCACGATCAGCCCCAGCTCCAGCGCCTTCATCAAAGCAGCGAACGCCAGTCCGATCCCCTGGAGGCTGTTTTCAGAAAACAACGGCACTGCCGGCAGATGTACCGTCGTCCCGTCCGGCAGCGACGGATACAGCACCCGCAACACCGCCAGATCGAGCACCCGCCCCGCTACCATCGCGTCTGCAGATTCCGTTCCGTCCGCCTGCGCGGACGGCTGGCCGCCAGGCCTCGCAGGGGGTATTCCAATGCCCGCGTCCTGACGCAACAGATTCGCGTAATCCTGATCGGTCATCATCGTTCAGCCTCCGATGTCTGATTTGTGAAAATGCCCAGCGTCTCACGCCATGGCCTTCACACGCAAAAGAGTCGTGGCCAGCGCTTCCTCGTGCAAGAATGCGCCGGCGTGCCGTATTGACGGCAGAATCGCTTGAGCGACGATTCCATAATGGTCGTATGCGACGCAGTGCCAAGTGCCAGACGACAGGCGAGCGAATCCAACAACGTGTGTATTGTTCAGCCCGATCAACTCCACCACCGGCCGCCGTCGCGCGCGCTCTGTCATTACCCCACATCCGTCGCAGGCTGCAGGGCGGCTCGGCGGGCACGGCGGCACCGGCGTCATCGCCCCGCGTCCGCCCGCCCCATGCTTCATCACCATCGTCATCGTTCAGCCCCACTTTCCGTGCCCTCCGTGGCCGATCCCGACCCCTCCGTGGTATCATGGAGATGCGGAGGAACTGCCGGTAACGACGACGGCCCCTCCAGCCCACCATCAGCAAGGACCTGACGATGGACGAGTTCATTCAGCAACTGCCTCTTACGATCACCTGTCCCCAGTGCGGCGAGGAGTTCCAGGAACAGATCGGACGGCTCCAGACGCAGCGTCACGCCACATGCCCACGCTGCGGCGGTGTCATCGCGACCGATGACGACTTTGACGAAGCGGTCCGGCGCGTCGAGCGCGAGCTGCAGCAGTTCCGCCGGAACCTCGGACGCCTGGGCCAGTAACGCCGCGGCCGCGGTATCGAACGCGGACGTGTCCGCCGTCACATGCAACGTGAGAAACGCGCCACCAGCGGGCGCCGATGTCTGCGGGGCTGTCATCACCCCACCTCCTTCACCTGCTGCGGGCTGCGGTAGCTCACCCCGTTCGGCACGCGCCACAGCCCGTTCGGATCCTTCACCACAATGCCTTCCTCGCCGCGCCGGCGCTGCGCGCGGTAATACGACAGCGCGCGAGCGCGCGTCGGCGCCACCGTGCCGGCCACCACCTGCACGCGCGGGTCATCCACTATCGCCACCAGTTCCTCCAGCAGCTCCAGGCGCTCGGTATACACCAGTGGGCTCTCGCCCGCGTCGTAGGCCTCCGCGTCAAGGTAGTCCCACAACACCACCCGCGCCGTCGCCGCCGCCTCCGGTGTCAGCGTGCCGCGCAGCGCTTGCTGCGCCAGCCCATTGCTGCCCTGGCGCCGCGCGGGGCCGAACAGCAACTCGCCGTCATACCAGCCGGGCGCCAGCGTGGATAACACCGCGCACAGCGCGTCCAACCCGCGATAGGTGTGCCCGCCCTCGCCGCGCGACCACAGCGTCACCCCGTCCGCCGCCACGTGGATCATGCACCGCACCCCGTCCGCCTTCACCTGCGCCAGCGCCGGGAAGGGCATCGCCTGCAGCGCGCGCGGACTGTAGTTGGTGCAGAGCAGCATTTTCGCCATTACCCCACCCCCATCGCAGAATCAGCCGCGTCCAGCGTATAGGAGAAAAGCTGCTCGACGGATGAGCCGAGCGCCTTGGCAATACGGAGAGCGAGTGATGTGGCGGGGTCAATATGGGCGTTCTCAATTTTTGATATGTGAGATTGGTCTGTGCCAACAAGGAGCGCAAGCTGTGCTTGCGTGTAACCCAGCGCCTTTCTCTTGCTTGAGATCAGATTCATGACACCCTCGCTATGAAACAAACGCATACCCACAAGCCATAATATGCCTACTCTACATGAATGTCAAGGGCTTGACTGCCTGATTTATGAAATAATTTCATTTGACAAGGAGATGACGATGATACATATATATAGGGAGATGTATGCTGATAACACATCCGTCTTTGCGCAGAGGCTCCAAAAGCTCCGCCTGGAAGCGGGATGGTCGCAGGCCGAGCTCGGGGAGAGGATTGACCTTGAGCAGAGCGAAGTGTCGCGCCTCGAGCGTAACAAACGCCGTCCGAGTTACGATGTGTTGACATCGTTGGCCGCCGCATTTGGTGTCACGACTGATTACCTCATGGGAAGAAGCGACGACCGTCATCCCCAGCGGGAGCCAGTAGCGCAACCTGGTATAAAACGCGTGCCCGTAGTGGGTGATATCTCATGCGGCCCCCCGGTAATAGTGTCGGACAACATCGAAGACTACATGGCGTTACCGGAGAGCGCCCTCCCTGTCGGCGAGATTATTGCGGCACGAGTCCGTGGCGACTCCATGGAGAGAGCGAACCTGCGCGATGGCGTGTTGGCGCTCATCAGGCTCCAGAACATTGCGGAGGATAGAGACATTGTAGCAGCCTGCATCGGTGAAGAGTCCACCGTGAAACGCCTGCGCCACCTTGACGGCTTCATCGCCCTGGTGCCGGAAAGCGATAACCCCGAGCATAAACCGGCCACCTATCGAGAAGAAGAGGTGCGGATCGTTGGCGTCGTCATCGGCACCATCTGGGGGTAGTGGGGGAATAACACATGAAACCATTCTGGCTTGCCGTTGTGCAAGGGGTATCCTGTGGCGTCACGCTCGGAGCCATGTTGCTGATCGGCGCGAATTGGCCTGCAAACAATGCCGCTCACGCCCAGGCGCCCTATAATGCCGACGCGACACCGGCGCCCAAACCATCCTCGCAGCCCCTGGTGATGAGTGATGTCTGGATGGCCATGAATGCTCCTGCTATCGGCGACAGTGGCAAAACTGAATCCTTCGTGCGCGACAGACTGGGTAGCCTGTATTGGGATATCTCTGGCACAAAAGATCCTGCCCGCTTGACCCAGTATGCCTGCATACAGCAAACCCAACTCACCGCATTCCAGATTTTACAAAACCAGCAGATCATCCGGCTCCTTGAGGAAATCAAACAGAAGGAATAATTTTTCTTCCTCGCAGGGGGTAGCCATGAAGACATTATTCGATATCGCTCCAAGCCAAACTGTAGCAGAGCCATATTTTGCACAGTATGCTACTATCGCGGATATGACCTTTTACACCTGTTTCAATTGGGCGGTCCCGACCTCATTCACCAGCGCACTTTTTGAATGCGCATTCGCTACCGGAGACATCCTGTATCCATCACCAATGGGCTATGTATCTCCATGGTCAGTTGCGAGCACGTATCTCACGAAATACATTCAAGTTACATCACCTCCGCGTGGCGCCGTATATTCATTACATGACAGCGAAGCGCTTGCCATCAAAGGGTCTTCATTCGTCCGCAACTGGGCATCACCGATTGAGATTGACATCATTGACGCCTCCACACATTCACGCTCTCACCGGTATTCGACGCAAGGTCGGTTATACATGCTGCTCTGGCAAGGTGACGTCGCATCGCTAGCTTTACACCAGCACGCCCCCGCAATCCCAATGATGGCCTCCCAGCTCTTAAAATCCTGGCGGCATACCAGCATGGACACCCTGCTTAAGCAGCCCGGTCCATGCTGGTTGATGCCGTACGACCATACCAACACTTTACTCACCAACAAATTTACTGCCGTTACAGCGAAATGCCAGAGCCTGAACCCAGTGGTTTCGTATTTGCGCCCATCATCCATTGGTCTGCGTGACGATGCCTACCTCCCCACCTCACGCATCGCTGTTATTGCCTTTCCTTACACCACAATCCAGGAAGAGATTATTTCTACTATCGAGCAGGCATTATGCGAGGCTACCGGATCGAATCATATTCGCCTTAGTGCACATGGAGTATTTGTATAATGCAGCTCACCTTCTATGCTCAGGGTAGCGCCATTGAGCCATATACCATCACCGTAACGCTCTCGGATAGTAAGCTGTCCATGACCTGCACCTGCCCGGCGGGTGGCTTCAAAGCAATATGTAAACATCGCCTAGCACTGATTGCTGGCGATCCTGACGGGTTGTTCGCTGGGGATCCTGACATGCCCGTGTTCCAATCATGGCTGGAAGGATCCAATATACAGTCTGCCTATCACGCACTGCAGCGATGCGAAGACTCCCTTTCGGATGCAAAAAAGCGCCTCGCCGCCGCGAAACAACGCCTCGCCACAGCCATCACCGGTTGAGGACCACGAACATGCACATTCTGATAGCCGGCATGATAATCATCGCCGCGGCGACCATCGCCCACATGGTGCCGGAGATGGTCACCAGCGGGATATGCGGCCTCGTCATCTGTGCCGCCATCTATACCATCATCGGCGCCATCGCCGCCCGCATCCCCCGCGCCCCCACCGCCTATGAACTGTGGCGCTATGAAATGCAGGCCGTGGAGCGCAACGAGCATCGCCGCTTTCGTCACGCCCCGAAGGTGCCGACGCCGCTAGCCACAGGTGCGGCGCCCATCCTCACCATCCTGTGAATTAATTCCGCGTGCAATACCCCCTCTCCTGTCAGGGGAGGGGAAAGGGGGAGGGGAGCGGTTGGGCTCCATCTACAAACGCTACGACAAATACTGGTATATCGTCTACGACGGCCCGCCCGATCCGGTCACCGGCAAGCGGAAGCAGCATAACGTCTCCTGCCGCGGCCTCACCCAGCGGGAGGCCGCCGCCAAACTGCGCGAGATCGAGAGCGCCATCGCGCGGGGCGAATACCACCATGATGCCGATCGCACCCTCGCGGAATACCTTGAGGAATGGCTCGAGCACGCGAAGGGGAGCCTCGCGGCGTCCACGCACATACTCTATGGCATGCTGGTGCGAGCCCACATCGTGCCAGCGCTGGGCGGGATACGGCTGGGTAAACTCACGCCGCTGCAGCTCCAGCGCTTCTATACCCACCTGCGAGAGTCTGGAGGCCGCCGCGGGCACGGCCTGGCGCCGAAGACGTTACGCAATATCCACGGCGTGCTTCACCGCGCGCTCGACCAGGCGGTGCGCTGGCAGATGCTCGCGAAAAACCCGGCCGATGCCGCCGATCCGCCGCGCGGCGCCCGTCCGCCCGTCCTGGTTGCCGCCGGCGAAGATATTCCGCGTCTCCTCGAGGAAATCCAGCGGGCCGGCCCCTGGCGCCTGCCGCTTCTGATCGCCATCGGCACCGGCATGCGCCGCGGTGAAGTGCTCGCGCTGCAGTGGCAGGATTACGATGCCGCCAACCTTCTGCTGCTCGTGCGCCGCGCCATCAGCACCGCGCCGGATGGCTCCACCGTTGTGAAGGGCACGAAGACGGATCGGCCGCGCGTGGTGGCCATCCACGACGCCCTCGCCCGCGAGCTCGATCACCAGCGGGATACCCTCGCCGCCGCCGGCGCACCCCCGGCGCCCACCGACTGGATCTGCCGCGGCACTGATGGCGCCCACCTGCATCCGCCCCACCTGACGAAAGCCTTTGAGCATATCGCCGCCGGCGCCGGCGTGCGCATCACCCTCCACGGCCTCCGCCACACCCACGCCACCGCGCTTATTGCCGCCGGCATCCCCGTCAAAGTCGTCTCCGAGCGCCTCGGCCACTCCACCGTTGTCATCACCCAGGACACCTACGCCCACGTCCTCCCCACCATGCAGCGCCAGGCCGCCGACGCCACCGCCCACCTCCTCACCCCTAAATCAGACCCGGAAAAATGA